ACGGTCCCGACGCCGAGCCCGACGCGGCCCTCTGGTCGATCTGGCGGCGCAACCGGATGGAGGACGCGGCGGCTCAGGCGCACACCGACGCGCTGGTGTACGGGCGTTCGTTCGTCATCGTGTGGGCGGGCTCGAACGGTCAGCCCCTCGTGACCGTCGAGAGCCCTCGCCAGGTGGCCGTGCTGAGGGACCCTGCCACTCGTGAGGTGACCGCCGCCGTGAAGCGCTGGCACGCCGACGGGCGCGGGCACGCGGTGCTCTACGGCCCCGATCGGATCACCCGGTACGTGTCGCAGGCTCGAGTGACGGATGGCGGTTCGCTCCCCTCGACCGGCTGGGACGTCGTCAGCGAGATTCCGAACCCGCTCGGCGTCGTGCCCGTGGTCCCCGTGGTCAACCGCGGTCGACTCCTGGACGTGGACGGCGTGAGCCACATGGACGACGTGCTCGACCTGTCGGACGCGCTCAACAAGCTCGTGCTGGACATGATGGTGACGAGCGAGCATTACGCGCGTCCAAGGCGCTGGGCGACCGGCCTCGAGGTCATCGAGGACGACGAGGGCAACCCCGTGAAGCCGTTCTCCGTGGCGCTCGACGACGTGTGGCAGTCCGAGGCCCCTGAGACCCGCTTCGGGCAGTTCGAGGCCACGGGCCTCAACGGGTACACCGACGCCGCCGCGCTCCTGACGTCGCAGATCGGCGCGCTGACCGGCCTGCCGCCGCACTACTTGGCCGTACATGGTGACCAGCCCGCCAGTGCCGACGCCATCCGCTCGGCTGAGGCGTCCCTCGTCTCCCGGGCCTACGCGCTGCACCGCACGTTCGGGCAGGCGTGGGCCGACGTCGCCCGCCTCGTCGTGGCAGTCCGCGACGGGGTTGACCCGACCGCACTGGACGTCGAGCCCGTGTGGGCCTCGCCCGAGACCCGCACGGTCGCTCAGGCCGCGGACGCCGCCGCCAAGCTCGCGGGCATCGGTGTGCCGCTGACGGTCGTCCTGGCCGACCAGCTCGGCTACACGCCCGCTCAGGTGGACCGTGTGCGCCAGGCGATCCGCTCAACGGCGCTCGACTCCGCCGCCGTGGACCTCGGGGAGTTGGCATCTTGAGCTTCCGTGACCACCTGACCAAGCTGAGCGCCGCGACCGAGGCGAAGGTACTCGCCATCTTCGCGGCGTTCAGCGAGGGCAGCCTGAGCTACGACGAGGCCGTGGCAGGTATCGCGGCCGTCGTGGTGAAGGGCAACGCTCGAGCCGTGGCCCTGGCGGATCTGGCCCTGGCCGCGAACCTCATGACCGCCCTCAGGAAGCCCGTGGCGACCCTGGGGCTGACCCTGCCAGACGGGGAGCCCACGAGGCTCCACAAGGCCGCCACGACGCTCCTGGCGATCCGCGAGGTAACCCCGGAGCGCGTGGCCCGTCTGGGCCGCGTGGAACCGCTCGAGGCAGGGCAGCGCGCGTTCTCCGAGGGCATCGCCCGATCCGGCTCGGTGGAGGGCTGGGTCCGCAACAAGAGCGCGAGCGCGTGCCAGCTCTGCACCTGGTGGTCCCGTGACGGCCGAGTCTGGCCAGCGAGTCACCCGATGCCCCGGCACAAGGGCTGTAGCTGCACCCAGACCATCGTCCACGTCGACCGCGTCCAAGAGACCGCCGCGGGCCGCAAGGAGCGCATCGCCCGCGAAGCCGCGACCAACACCCGGAGGTACAACCCATGACCGTTGAGCAGATCAAGCCCGAGGACGAGACCAACCAGCCCGTCGAGACCGAGACCGCGGAGGTCACGGTTCCCGGTTCCCAGACAGAGGGTCGGGAACCGGGAACCGCCGACGACGAGACCGAGCCGGAGCCCGAGACGTTCCCGCGGGAGTACGTCGCCAAGCTGCGCGACGAGGCCGCCAAGTACCGGCAGCGGGCAGCCAAGACCGACGACCTGGCCCAGCGTCTGCACACGGCCCTCGTGAGCGCGACGGGCCGCCTGGCCGACCCGAGTGACCTGCCCTACGACGAGGCACACCTGGACGACCTTGACGCCCTCACGGCCGCCGTGGACGCCCTCCTGGTCGCCAAGCCGCACCTCGCCAGCCGCCGCCCCATGGGCAACGTCGGGCAGGGCGCGTCCGGCGACGTCGGCACCGTGTCCCTGGCGGGCCTCCTGCGGGCCGGGGCGAGCTGAGCGGTTCCCGGTTCCCGACCTAGGTATTGGGAACCGGGAACCGTACCCCCCGGGGGTATGTCTGGTAAAGTGGAGGGGTCGGGCCTGGTGCCCGACCCCTCCGCTCGCGCGGGCCTGGCGTCCAAGAGCTTTCGATCCCTTTCGACTCTTGGAGTACCTCATGGCCATCTCGACCACTACCGCCGCAGAGCTGACCGCCGAGCAGGTCCAGAAGATCCTCGTGCAGCCGCTTGAGGCCGCGTCCGTCTTCCTCGCCTCCGGCCCCCGCGTCTTCGACACCAACGGCTCGAGCGTCCGCATCCCCAAGCTGGGCGGCGAGACCTCGCCGGGCTGGGCCGGTCAGAACGCTCAGATCGCTGAGGTGAACCCGGACTTCGACGAGGTCGTGCTCCTGCCGGACACGATGCTCTCGGTCAAGACCCTCACGCGCTTCTCCAACGAGCTGGCACGCCAGTCCGTCGTGAGCCTGGACGCGGCCCTGCGTGACCGCCTCGTGCGCGACGTCGCCACGGCGCTCGACAAGGAGTTCATCGCGGGCACCACGACCAACGGCACCAAGCCGCTCGGTCTGATCAACTACGCCGACCGCCAGAAGATCACCGGCGTTGGCGCGGTCAGCATCGACGACCTGCACGACGCCGAGGGCCTGGCCCTGGGCGCGGACGTCGACCCGGCCGGTCTGCGCTGGATGATGAACCCCCGCGACTTCGTCGCCATCCGCAAGCTCAAGGCGTCCGGCACCGGTCAGTACCTGGTGCAGCCGGACGTCACCGCTGCGGGCGGGTACACCCTCCTGGGCCACCCGGTAACCGTCACGAGCCGCATCCCCAAGAACCTGGGCACCGGCACGAACGAGTCCGTCATCGCGCTCTGGGACCCGTCCCAGGTGGCCGTCGCCCGCGACATGGCCCCGTCGGTCAAGATCCTCGACCAGACGTTCGGGGACTACGACCAGCAGGCTATCCGCGTCGTGGCGCGCTACGACGCCAAGCCGCTCAACGGCGAGGCCGTCGTCACGCTCGAGGGCGTCACTGCCTGATGGCCGCTCCCACCTCAGAGCAGGTGGCCGCATACCTCGGCAAGGGTGACGACAGTGGCCTCGTCGCCCTTGCCGGGCAGCACCTGCCCATCGTGACCGCGTTCGTACGGGCCTACGTGCGCGGCAACGGCTTCACGGACAACGAGCCGAACGCCGACCTCGAGGCCGTCATCGTGTCCGCTACGGCGCGGCTCACCGCCAACCCGGAGCAGGTCACCCGTCGCCAGCTCGACGACTACGCGGAGAACCCGGCGACGCTCCACGGCTTCACGCTCCCCGAGCTGGCGATCCTCCACCTCTACCGCCGACGAGTCGCCTGATGGACGCCGCCGGCATGATCCGCAACGGCCGCGCCGCCGCCCTGCGGTACATGGAGGCCACGGGGACCACCGTCACCCTGGGCCGCAACACCGGAGCACTCGACCCCGAGACGTTCGAGCCCATCCTCACGACCGTCTACAGCGGTCCGGGACGGGTGCAGACGAACGAGGCCGTTGAGCGTGAGGTGGAGGTCGGCGGCGGAACCGCCGTCGTGCAGCGGTACTCCGTGCACCTCCCCGTCGGGGACTTCACTCCGGCGATCAACGACGTCGTGACGGTCACCGCGTGTGCCCTGGACGCCAACCTCGTCGGGCGGCAGTTCACGGTTCGGTCGCTACTCCACAAGAGTGCTGCGACCGCTTACCGGCTCGGCGTCGCGGACGACAACGGCTTCGGTGCATGACCGGTACTGAGGCCGTCTCAGTCCGCAGAAAGTCCGCAAGAGGTCCGCAACGGCCCGATCCGGGCTGTTGCGGACCAACGCTGAAACGGCGGAATTCCAACGGTTCCAGCACTCCCCCACGACTACCAATCACCGGGGGATAGTTCGAGCTGTACTACGACATCTGAGCCGGATATCGCTCTGACCTGCACGGACGCTAGTTCCCGCTAGGGGCAGTCCGCACAGAGTCCGCAGGAGAAGCCATCCGTGCCGCCAGCACTTCAGCTACGGCGGCGCGGGTGGCTTCTTCCGTGTCCGGCCACAGGTGCGCGTAGGTGTCGAGCGTCGTCTTCGCGGACGCATGGCGTAGGCGGGCCTGCACGACCTTGACGTCCGCACCGGCCGAGATGAGCAGCGAGGCAAAGTAGTGGCGTAGGTCGTGGTGGCGGAACTCGACGGGGAGCCCCGCCGCCGCCCGTGCATCGCGCACCGCACGCTGCACCTGCCACGGCCCCACCTGATCCCCGAACGGGTCCGTCAGGAACGTCGTGTCGGACGGGTGCGCCTTCAGGTGCGCCGAGAGCTCGAGCGTCAGCTCACGCGGAATCGGAATCGGATTCTTGCTCTCGTCCGTCTTGAGCGGCTGGGCCGGGTACTGCACGGCCGGGCTGATGATGCCCCGGAGGAAGTCGACGTCGACCACCCGGAGCCCGCACACCTCAGCCGTCCGAAGCCCCGCGAACGCACCCAGCAGCACCGACGCCCGCAGGTCTTCCGGCATGGCGTCGTAGAGCTTCCACACCTGGGCCGTGGTGGCGATGAACGCCCGCTGCTTGCCCGCCGCCGGCGCGGTGCGCCTCGAGCACGGCGACTTGGCGATGAGCCCATCGTGGACGGCGTCCGTCATGATCTGGGCCAACCGCGAGTGCAGCGCGTAGACGTAGGACGGCGCGACCTCGTCAGCCGCGAGTGACGCCACCCAGGAGCGCACGTCCGACGACCGGAGCCCCTGGAGCCGATGCCCACCGAGCCCCGCCTTGATCTTGGCGACGTGCGTCCGGGCCTGGCGCACGGTCGACGCCTTGTTGACCGCGTAGCCCTCTAGCCAACGGTCGCACCACTCCCCCACGGTGACTCGCGCCTTCGCGGGATCGTTGTACGCGCCCGTGACAACTGAGGCCGTGACCTCGTCTAGCCACGTCTCGGCATCCGTCTTCCGCTTGAAGTGCCGGGCGTGCTCCTTTCCCGCAGCGTCGCGGTATCGAGCCCGCCAGACGACCTGAGGTGTCTTCTGCCCAGGCTTCGGGGGCAGCTCACGCTTCTTGATGCTGGCCATCGCCACCCTCCTGCCAGTGCGCCAGCGGAGACGGGACCTCGCCCGCGACACCGTTCATCCACTCGACACCCGCCCGGAAGGTCTGTTCAGGGCTCTCGAATGCGCGGTCACGAACGACCGCCAGCTCTTGCGGCGTAACGATGCCCTCCCATCGGCTTTCGTCGCCCAGGACCTGCCGCACCTGCCCCTGCACGACGGCGAGGTCATACATCGCCTGGAAGTACCGATTGCGGCGCCGCTCGATCAACTTGAGGCCCGCTTGCAGCTCCGCCAGCGCAGCAGCCCAGGGGGTCGTCTTGTAGAGGTCCCGCGGTTCCACGCCGAGCACTGCCGCAAGCTCCAGGCCCTCGACGAACTTGAGGGCACGAGTCCCCTTCTCGACCTTGAGCACGGTCTGGGGATAGAAGCCCTCCACTCCCGCCTCAACCATCGCGTCAGCAACCTGCGCCTGCGACAACCCGGCGGCTTCACGGATTCGGCGAATGTTCTGGCCCAGCGTCGCCTCGGTGTCTTCCATGCGCACCACCGTACCAAGTCGGCACCGCCTAGTCACCACCAACTTGGTGTGCTACGGTTCTGGTGATGGTTCGACGGTGCCAGATTGGCACCAGCGACGGGGAGGTTGGAGATGGGCAAGCTCATGAGAACGCCGGAGGTGGCCGAGATGCTCAGCATCCCGGAGGCCACGCTCCGATGGTGGCGGCATACGGGCCAGGGGCCGAAGTCGTTCAACCTGGGCGCGCGTCGTGTCGCGTACCGCGAGGAAGACGTCCTCGCGTGGGTACAGGAGCAGTACGACGCCGAGCACCCGGCGGTCGCGTGATCCCCACAACGACGAAGGACCGCCCCGCAGCAACGGGACGGCCCCTCACGCCAAAGAGCCGCAGCAACGGCTCCAAGACAGATGAAGCACCCACGAAGGGGCACAACATGAACAGGTCGAACGTTACCCCGCGGCGGCAGGCTTGATTGCCCGCGAGATCTACGTCGTCGACGTGTCTTCGTCGGACCGACTCGTCGACGAGCGACACGCGCACGAGCAGATCGAAGACCTCCTGAGCGTCGCCCCGCGCGGGTCGAACGTCCGTCTCGTGGTCGGTCGCACCCTCGCGGGATTCGCCGTTGCCGAGCAGTTCATGGAGCCCGCGCCGTACTGGCTCCAGCTCGTGCGAGATCACGCGGTCCAGCTTGAGGGCGATGCCCGGACCGTCCGGCGGTGGAGCGCCGCGCTCGAGGGGGTGGCGGCATGACGACCCCCGACTACTTCGCCGCGGACACGTACGACCAGCCCGAAATTCAGACAATCCAGACTCGCCAGCCTGACTCTCCAGTCTCGCCCCGTCTCTCTGGCATTGGAGAGTCTGGAGAGTCTGGAAAGTCAGGGAAGCCGCCGCGCCTCTACCGGGCCGACGAGCTCAAGGAGGGCACCCCGACCCGCTGGCTCGCCCGGGGCACCATCCCTCAGGCCGAGGTGTCCGTGCTCATCGGGGCGGAGGGCATCGGGAAGAGTCTCTGGTGGGTGCTGGTCGTCTCGTACGTCACCACCGGCCGGAAGAGCAACCTCCTGGGCATCCCGCAGCGCGAGCCGCGCGACGTCGTCCTCATCCTCACCGAGGACTCCTGGGCCGACGTCCGTGCCCGCCTCGTGTCAGCCGGGGCGGACCTTGCTCGTATCCGCGTCTTCTGCGAGGACGACGACGGCACGGGCGCACCGACCTTCCCCGACGACTTCGTGTACATCGTGGACGAGTTGAAGCACAGCCGCCCCGGGCTGATCGTCGTCGATGCGTGGCTCGACACCGTCCGTGCCGGTATCCAGATCAAGGACACCCAGCAGGCCCGGGAAGCCCTGCACCCGTGGAAGGAGTTCGCCGCCCGATCCGGTGCCGGTGTCCTCCTTCTCGGGCACACGAACCGCACCGACAGCGACGACCTGCGCTCCATGATCGGGGCGACGGCCGCGCTGAGGCAGAAGGCGCGGGTGCTCTTGTTCGCCATGGCACCCCCGGAGACCGAGGGCGTCCTGTACGTCGGGTCGGAGAAGTCGAACCACGCTGGACGGTCGACCGCCACCGAGTACCGGATCGACGTGCAGCAGGTGCGCGAGGAAACGGACGACGACCCCGGCACGGTTCCCCGATTGCGCGTCGTCGGTGACACCGGCCGCACCGTGCAGGACCACTTCGCTACCTGGCGCAAGCAGTCGAAGGAGGCCGCACGCCCGCAGACCGCGGACGAGAAGGCCGCGGAATGGGTGAGGGACTACCTCACGGATCGGGGCGGGCAGGCTCTCGCCTCCGAGGTCCAGGAGGCAGCGACGTTCACCGACGTCAACCCGAAGCGACTGCCAGCCGCGGTGAAGTCCCTGGGCGGGTATGTCGGCCCCGGCGACGGCCCCCGGACACCCCACGTCTACCGCCTGACTCTCCAGACTCTCCAGACTCTCCAGCTCGCCAGTGATGGGGAACCCGCTGGCGAGTCTGAGATGTCCGATTCCGAGGTGGCCGCGTGATGGCCGGAGCCGCGTTCTTCCAGAAGTCATCCGGCGCGTGCCCCGACTGCGACGCCGACACCGAGCTCACCACCGACCCGGACTACCCAACCGTCGCGTACATGACCGTGCGCCACGACGACACCTGCCCGTTCCTGCGGGCGCGAAGGGCATGACCATGACCACGACCGACCTGGACACCGAGGCCCTGATCCTCGAGGGAGCCCGCTCCCGCCTCGTCAAGAGGATGCGGCGACTGAGCTACCGCGTGCACGACTTCGACCGTGAAGCCATCGACGACATGCACGCCAAGCTCGACGCCTTCCGCGACGAGCAGCGGGCCCGGCTCGAGGCAGTGCGTGCCGAGAAGCCGGAGAGCGCATGACGTGGCGGGCGTGCGTCGAGTGCGGCGAGCCGTCACCCGAGAGCAGATGTGCTGAGCATCGGCTCCCCGAGCCCGCCAAGCCGTCGCGAGTCGCACGAGGCTACGACGCGGCATGGCAACAGCTCAGCAAGCGTGCCCGACGACTCCAGCCGTTCTGCTCCGACTGCGGAACAACCGAGGACCTATCGGCTGACCACCTGCCTATCGCGTGGGAAAGGAAGGCAGCAGGTAAGCCGATTCGCTTGCAGGACATCGATGTTGTGTGCCGCTCCTGCAACGCCAAGCGCGGCCGAGCCCGACCCACGGGGGATGGGGTCGACGCCAACGCTAAGCACA